TATCGGGTTGCCCTGGGGGGCCTGGCGCTCGAGCCCTTCGCGGGCCTCGCATACGTGAACCTCGAAACCGATGCCTTCACCGAACAGGGCGGGGCGGCCGGGCTCTTCGGCTTCAGCGGCAGCGAGGACGTGACCTTCACGACGCTCGGCCTTCGCGCCGCCCAGCGCTGGGTGGTGGGTGAAGCGACGGCCTTGACGCTGCGCGGCACGCTCGGTTGGCAGCATGCCTTCGGCGACACGAGCCCGACGGCGTCCTTCCTCTTCGCCGGCGGGAGCCTGCCCTTCACGGTGGCCGGCCTGCCGGTGGCCGAGGACGCGCTTGTCCTCAAAGCCGGCGCCGACCTCGACATCGGCCCGGCCGTCACCCTCGGCGTCGCCTATTCGGCCCAGTTTGCCCAGGACGCCCAGGACCAGCAGGTCAAGGGCGTGCTCAATGTGAAGTTCTGAGCGTTTCTGAAGGCAGGTGTGAAGTGCAAGAACGGGTGTCACCGCAGGGGCGGCCGGGATTAGCCGGGAAGAGCCGGGACGCGGCGGGCTGAAACGCAAACAGCGCTAGAGGTTGTGGGGCATTGCGGGTGGATCCGCCGGTATGATCCGCCGCGCAAGAACAGATGTCATCGGCGAGCCGCGCCCTCCGCGAAAAACACGTTGGCGCAAGATCACGTGACAGTGGCGGGCGCGCTGCATATCACGGCGATCGCCCGCGAACGGCATTCAGTAGCTCTTTGTGCCGCCGCTCCTGCTCCCGCCGGGCGTTTCGGCCATTGACCATCCGAACGACGTAGAAGCACGCCAGCAGCCAAACGCAGAGCCCGAGCACCCAGCTCACGAGCCCCAAACCGAAGGCGAGCGCGCTCAAGGCAGCGCCGATGAGGAAGCCCTCAAGGCTCAGATTGATGAGACCGATCAGCGCGGGAAGGCCGATCAGGGCCGCCGCCACAATGGCGAAAACACCGAGTGCCTCGAACATGTAGCCGCCTTCTCAAGTGCCGGGCTTCTGCAGCGCTCTGGCAACCACGCGGGCGACATCGGTCCCGTCACGCAAGCCGTCACTTCCCAAGACGATGATCGTCTCGCCGATGACGTTCCCGCTCAAATTCACTGTCAGCATAGCATCACCCTGCGACCGCGGCCGCGGCTTGCTCAGCCGCTTCTGAGTTGCCCGCAATGGCTCGCTGGCCTTTTCCAAGGCCTCTCGCAGAAACTCGAAAATTCGCGCTCTATTCTCCTGGCCGAAATCCATGATTCCCCCACGCAGCCCATCGGCCTAGGCGACAAGGCGCAGGAACTTATGCGCGGTCTTCCTGTCGAGCCCAGACCCACCCTCAACCGTTTCATCTAAAACCAGCTGGTAGAGTTTCGCAACAATTTCGGCCTTCTTGTCGGGCGACATTTTTCGTTCATTCATTACTAACCATTCTTCGACGATTGCGATCGACTCCTGCAGAACATCAACTCGGATGTCTAGAGCGCTGCCTTCGTCTGCGAGGGGGCTGTGGGGACGCATAGCTCCGCGGCCGGTGGCCAACCAATCCAGGGAAACACCCGCCGATCTGGCCATGATCACCGCCTTATCGAGGCCGGGCATGGCCCCGGAGAGGTACTTCCTGACAAGGCTCTCACTGATCTCGCACTTTCTGGCGAACGCATTCACTGATTCGCCCTCAAGGGCGAGCCGCAATCGCTCCGCGAAGCCGTCAGAGTTCTTCGCGATCAACTCTGACCTCGCTTCCTGGTTCCCAATGGACAGGTCAGAGTTGGATTAACTCTCTGATCTGCCGCAATTTCTGTCCACATCGCACCGCAGAGCGAAGATGGCGAAGTCTGACCTCGCATCATAAGGCTTGACACCTCGAACTTGGGTGCGAATATGCGCACGCAGTTGCTCATGTTCATGCGTCCAGTAGCCCGAAAAAACCGGTCCCTGCCAGGACCGGCCCTTTGGAGAATGTGATGCCCCGCAAGCGTTGGGACAGGTTCGCCATAAAGGCCGAGGTGCATCGGCGCGGCACCACGCTCACTAGGATCGCGACCGAGGCCGGCTTGGATCCTTCAGCGTGCAGTGCCGCTCTCATCCGGCGTCATTTCGCCGGAGAGAGGGCTCTCGCCCAATACCTCAGCCTCAACCCTGCAGACCTGTGGCCCGAACGGTACGAGACATCGACTTCCGGCGGGGAGAATAGCGCAGCCCACGCCCGCGCCACCAGACAAAACGAACGCGAACACTCGGACATGGGAGCCGCGGCGTGAAGCCTCCCGTGTCAAAACGGCCACCGCGGCCGGACACGCGCTTCGGGCCAATCGTCCGTGCCTTCGCCCCTGACGCGTGCCAGGTCGCGGCATTGGCGCTTCTCGTCGGGGTCGTTGCCATTGGCGCCACCCTGGTTCTGGGAAGGGCGTTGTGATGCGTGGCGCCATGCCTCGCCTCCGGATGGGGCTCCGGCCACAGGCTTCGGCGCCAACCGGATGTCCGATCTCGATTCTCCCCAAACACGCGGTTGAATCCCCCCTTCCGAGTCACGGGGAAACGCGCGACCTGCGTCAGTGGTCGGTGACGGGGCTAACCCGTGCCCACCTTGGGCGTTTCCTCCCTGACTGCCGGGCGGACAGCGGGGTTCACCCGGCCCTTTGTTCGGCGGGAGGCTGAGTTCGATGCCCCGCCGGCGCGACGCGCAAACCCTTGATCTCTTTCGAGATATTCGACCGGAACCTGTCGTTCCCCGGTTCGGGGAGGAGGTCGTGCGCGCCGGAACACTCGCGGGTCGCCTTTCGCGAGCGGTGGCTTCCTGCCTCCGAGATTGCGGCATGAGCCGCGAAGAGGTCGCAAGACGGATGTCGGAGTTCCTCCAGGAGGACGTGCGCGTCTCCATGTTGGACGCCTACGCCAGCCAGGCCAAAGCACAGCATCAGATACCGGCGACCCGTCTCGTCGCCCTGACAATGGTGACGGGCGACGCTCGGCCGCTGAACGCCCTTCTCAACGAGGCCGATCTGATCGCCGTACCCGCGCGGTACGAGGCCCTCCTGAAGCGCGAACGCGCCAAGGAGATGCTTGAGGAACTCCAGCGCGAGGTGGCTGCCGCCGACGCCGAGTGGAGGGCGCGCCGGTGAACGCCCATGCCTCGAAAGTTCGACGTTGGTTCACGGCGCGTGAGCTGGTCGAGCTGCAGTTGCCCGGTATCCCGCAGACCGAAAGCGGCACCGTCCGGCTGGCAAAGCGGCTCAACTGGCCCTTCCGCGAACGCCAGGGACGCGGCGGCGGCCGCGAATATCCGCTCGACGTCCTTCCGGCTGAGCTTCGCGCCGCTTACCTGGCGCGGCACCTCGCCGCCGTCGAAGTCCCAGCGGCACTGCAGGCCGAAGCGGCCGTCGAGCCGGAGGCCCAGCTCCTGTCCAACCGCGCCGCCGAGGCGCGCGACGCCCGGCTCGCGCTGCTCGGTTTGGCCGACCGTTATGCCGAGGACGCCGGCATTCCGAAGAAGGTCGCGGACCAGCACTTTTGCGACCTCTACGCCGCCGGCGCAATCGAGGTGGCCGACTGGATCCGCGCTCACGTTCGATCCGTCACGCCGCGGACCCTGTTCCGCTGGCGTCAGGCCCGGAAGCTCGGCCGGACAACCCGCCTCGCCGTCGACAAGGGGGCCGCCCGTAAAGGGTCGGGGGTGTTGGACCGCGCTAACGGCGGCGAGGTCAAGACGCTCGTCCTCGCGCTCATCGCCAAGCAGCCGCATCTGACCGCAGACCATATCCGCGAGATCGTTCGAGATCGGTTTGAAGGCGGCTTGGAAGTGCCCTCCCGCGAGGGGATCCGTCGCGTGCCGGTCCCGCCGCTGCGGACCTTCCAGTGGGCGATCAGCCAGTGGAAGGCCTCCTACAAGGTCGAACTCACAGCCCTCACCAATCCGGACGCCTTCAAGTCGCGGTATCGGACTTCCGGCCGCAATTCCTTCGGCCATGTTCGCCGCATCAACCAGCTGTGGATGATCGACGCCTCGCCGGCCGACGCTCTGCTGCTCGACGGCCGGCACACGATCTACGTGGCGGTCGACATCTACACGCGGCGATTGCTGATCTATGTCAGCAAGACGCCGCGCGCCGCAGCGGTCGGCCTGCTCATGCGCCGCGCCATTCTCGCCTGGGGCGTGCCGGAGGGCGTGAAGACCGACAACGGCAGCGACTTCACCGCCAAGGCCACGGTGCGGCTCTTTGCGGCCCTCGCGATCGAGGCCGAGACATCGACGCCGTTTACCCCGGAAGAAAAAGCCTTCGTCGAGCGCGCGATCGGCACGGTCCAGCGCGATCTCATGCCCTTGCTGCCCGGCTTCATCGGGCATTCGGTCGCCGATCGGGCCGTGATCGAGGCGCGCAAGAGCTTTGCCGAGCGGATCGGCGAGGATCCGAAAGATGCCTTCTGCGTCGAGCTGACCGGCGCTGACCTGCAGCGCTATTGCGACGAATGGACCGCCACGCGCTATGCCCATCGGCCGCATGATGGCCTGGGGGGACAGACGCCCTTCGCCGTTGCCGCCGCGAGCCGTGACGCCGCGCGGACGGTCGACGAGCGTGCCCTCGACATGCTGCTCGCGCCGATCGCCGGCAAAGACGGCCTGCGCGTCGTCACGAAATCCGGCATCCGCATCGACCACAACTGGTATCTCGCGCCGCACGTCATGCCCGAGACGCAGGTGCTCGTGCGCATGGATCCCGCCGACCTCGGTCGCGCTTTGCTCTTCTCGCCGGCCGGCGACGACTACCTTGGTGAAGCGATCTGCCCGGCGCTCGCCGGCATCGATCCGAAGGCGGCGGTCAGGGCTGCCCGAACCGAGCAGAAGCGCATCATCGACGAGCGGATGGCTGGCGTGAAGGCCGAGGTCAAGCGCCTAACGAAGGGGCCACGCCTCGCCGACCTGGTCTTGCGACAAAGCGCCAAAGAGTCCGGCAAGCTGATCGAGCTGCCGCGGGCGCGCGTCGAGCATACGACGCCGCAGATTGCCGCCGCCCTCGACGCGGCCGGTCCTGGACCTAAGCCCAGCACGCTCTGGCCGGACGATGCCGCGATCTATGCCGCGCTGGTCGCCCAGGCCGAGACGTCGGAGCCCGCGCCGGCGACATCCGAGCCCAACATCGAAAGCTTCCCCGAGCAGCCGAAACATCGCTTCCGGCGCGCGGTGGAGCTGGAGCGCCGCCTCGATGCCGGTGAGCAGCTTTCGACGACCGAAGCGCTCTGGCTCGGCGGCTACCGCATGAGTGCCGAGTACCTCGCTCACCAGGACCTCCACCGCGACTTCGGGGACGAGTGGCTGTTCGGGTGACGAGTGCGCCCGGATTGCCGGGCTGGTCATCAACTGGGGACCGATAATGACGATGGAAACGCTGAGCGCCAAGAAACCGGCGCCTCTTAAGAATGTGGCGAGCTTCAACGGCCTGGTGAAGCGGGTCGTGAACCGGGCTCCGGATCTACCGGGCCTCGCGGTTTTTCACGGTCGCTCCGGACTCGGCAAGACAAAGGCGGCCGTCTACGGCGCGAACAGCTCGCGCGCGACTTACGTCGAGGTCGGCCAGTTCACGACGGCGAAATCCTTGCTTCGCTCGATCCTGGTGGAGCTGGGGGAGATGCGGCCGCGCGGGTCGGTGGCCGACATGGTCGAGCAGGCGATTATGCGGCTCGCCGCCGATCCGACCCGACCGCTCATCATCGACGAGGCCCACTGGATCGCGGCCAAGCGGTTCGTCGATCTTCTGCGCGAGCTGCACGACAAGTCCCTGGCACCGGTGATCATGATTGGCGAGGAGACGCTCCCGCAGCAGCTCGAAGCTTTCGAGCGGGTCCATAACCGCGTGCTCGAATGGGTCCAGGCAGTGCCCTGCGACCTCGAAGACGCCCGGCACCTGGCGCGCTCCTATTGCCCTGATCTGAAGATCGCCGAGGACCGGCTCGCGGCGATCGTGACGGAGACCAAGGGCAACACCCGCCGCATCGTGGTCGCGCTCGCGCGCGAACTCGAAGAGGTCCGTCGCCTCGGGAGGGCCGCGTAATGGCACGCCGGCCTCACCTCGAACAATTGGCGATGCACGTCCTCGTTCCGCGCGGCAACGCGGGCATTTGGCAGGTCATCAAGACGCTCGCGGCCGAGCGCGAGACCTTCACAGTCGTCGATGTCGACGGGCGCATGAACAGCCATAGGGACACGGTGCGGGACTACGTTCAACGTCTGGAGCGTGCCGGGTATCTCGCGCTCGATCGCATCGAGCACGGCAATCCACCCCGCCGCGTTTACCGCCTCGTGCGTACCGCACGGGACGCCCCCCGCCTGAGGCGTGACGGGACGGAGCTGCCCGAGACGGCGCAGGACACGCTCTGGCGCACCATCAAGATGCTGAAGCGCTTCACGGTCTCGGCGCTGATTGCTGCGGCCGGCTCGGAAACGCGGGTCATCCCGCGCGTCACGGCGCATCGCTACGTCAGGCAGCTCGCCGAGGTTGGCGTGCTGAGCCGTCCCTTCGCCGGCGGGCCGGCGACGGAGGCCGAGTTCATGCTCGTCCGGAACCTCGGCGGTGAAGCACCGAAGATCCTCAGGACGCACCTTGTCTTCGACCCGAACTCGAACACGGTGCTGGGCTCGCCCAAGGCAAAGGTGCTCGCATGAACCGCGGACCTTTGCCCGGAAAGACCACGGTCGACTATGTCAGCAAGGCCGAGGCTGCCTATGGCGGCGCGGCGCCGGACTGGGTGCTGGCGCTCGCCGACGAGATGAGCCGGACGAGCGGCGCGGCGGCGGCGCGGAAGGTCGGCTACAGCCAGGCGGTGCTCTCGACCATCATCTCCGGGACGTACCGGGGCAATCGCGAACGGGTGGCGGAGACGGTCCGCGGCGCTCTAATGGGCGCGACGGTGACCTGTCCCGTCCTCGGCGACATCGGCCGCGACCGCTGCCTCGACGAACAGCGCCAACCATTTCGCGCAACGAGCGCCATGCGGGCGCGGCTCTACCACGCATGCCGGGCGTGCCCGCACGCGCACAGGGTGGAGCGGCCGCGTGAGCCCTAGCTTTGCCGCGACCGGCGGCCGTCGCCGCCGAAGGACCAGCACCACTCCGTTGGAGATCCATACCCATGCAGCCTGAAGCAGCTTCCCGCCCCGGCACCATCGAGGTGCAGGGCAAGCCCTACATGCCCGATGCCAAGGGCAATCTCGTCCCATTGGATGCAATCAAACCGGCCGACCAGCTCGAAGACGAAACAGTGCGCAAGATCATCGGCTACGCCAAAGCGCTGTCGGCGCAGATCAGCCGATTTAAGCAGCACACCTTCGACGATCTCGGCGCCTTCGAGGCGATCCTGGCGCAGGAATACGGCACCAGCAAAGGCGGGACGAAGGGCAACAAGACCTTCCTGACCTTCGACGGGCTCATGAAGGTGCAGGTCCAGGTGCAGGACACCATCGACTTCGGCGCGCAGCTGCAGCACGCGAAGGAGTTGATCGACGAGTGCCTGATGGAATGGGCGGCCGACAGCCGGCCCGAAATCAGGGCGATCGTCACGCGCGCCTTCAATACGGACAAGGCTGGGCAGATCAACCGCGCCGAGATCTTCATGCTGTTGCGTCTCGATATCGCAGACGAGCGGTGGAAGCGCGCCATGGAGGCGATCCGCGACGCCATGCGCGTCATCGGCTCCAAAACCTACGTGCGCTGCTACGAGCGGGACCGGCACGACGCCGATTGGCGGCCGGTGACCATCGACCTCGCCAAGGCGTGACGGAGGCGCGTCATGCAGAAGGTCTTCGTCATTCAGGCGATGGGCGTGCGGCAGGCGGGTCTCATCGCCCGCGTCGAGCGCGCCGGCCGCATACGCCTCAAGGTCCATGTGCAAGGCGCGTTGAGGGCCACCATGGTCGATCCCTGCCTCGTCTTCATCGAGGCCGAGGCGGCACGGCAGGCCTGGCGCGCAGCCCGAGCCCACCGCGAGCGGATCGAAAAAGCCGGGCGGCACATGACCGTCGTCGATGCGGCCCTGGACCTCGCCAGCCGGCGCCAGGCAGCGTGAGGAGCGAGCAATGATCGCTGCCTGTCTTGCATTGGTGGAGTGGGCGTGCGCCGCCGCGGCGCTGGCCTTCGGGATTGCTGGCCTGCATGTCCACGACTGGTCGCTGGCCCTGCCGGTCGGGGCGACGCTCCTTGGGGCGTGGTCGCTGCGTCGTCTGGCCCTGGCCCAGGCGGCCGATCACGGCGCCAATCACTGCCTCGATAGGATCGAGGCCAGTTTGCGGGGCGAGGAACGGCAATGATCCCCGCCCATGACACCGCCACCACCGACCAGATCCGCGCCTTGCAAGCTGCGCGCCGCAGCTTCGGCATGGACGACGACGATTATCGCGCCTGGCTCGCGAGAGAGGCAGGCGTCGGCTCGACGCGGGACCTCACGCGTGCGCAAGCCGCCGCTCTGCTCGATCAACTCAATCGGCGCGGACGCCGGGCGCCGGCGGCAACCGCTTCGGGCCGCTATACCGCCAAGCTGCGTGCCTTGTGGATTTCCGCTTGGCATCTCGGCGTCGTGCGCGAGCGCGACGATCGCGCCCTGATCGCCTTCGTCGAACGCCAGACGGGGCTCACCCATACCCGATTCCTGACGGATGCAAAGGAGGCTTCAAAGGCCATTGAAGCGCTCAAGAGCTGGATCGCGCGCCAGGCGGGAGTGGTATGGCCGAAGGACGGCGGCGACGCGCTGAGCGCCAAGCGCGCCGTGCTGCGCGCCCAGGCGCGCATGCTCGCCGGCGAACACGGCGTGAATGCCCTCACGCTCCATGTGCCGGACGATCAGCTCGACGTCTCCATTGCGGAATTCGGACGCCAGATCCGGCGGGCAGGCCGATCGCGGAGGGCATCATGAGCTGGCCCTTCGATGACCTCCGGCCGCTTTGGTTCGACTTCATTGCCGCCGACCCGGCATGGGAATTCTTGCTGTACTCGCCCGCTGGCGCGGCAAAAAGCGCAAGCGCTCACTACGACACCATGCCGCTGGACGAGATCAAGGCGCTGCCAGTCGGGCAGCTCGCGCGGGGTGATTGCCTTCTCCTGCTCTGGACCTGCGGCTGGTCGATCCCGGACGCACTGGAGGTCATGGCGGCCTGGGGCTTCAAATTCGTCTCCGAGATGGTCTGGCGCAAGGTCACCCGCAACGGCAAGCCTCGGATGGGGCCGGGATACCGGGTGCGAACCTTGCACGAGCCGATCCTGGTCGGAACGATCGGCAACCCGCATCACAAGCCGTTTCCGAGCCTTTTCGACGGCATCGCCCGCCAGCATTCGCGCAAGCCCGAGGAGTTCTACGCTCTCGTCGATAAGCACGTTCCGGCGGTGCACAAGCTCGACCTGTTCAGCCGGCAGAACCGGCCGGGCTGGCACGCTTGGGGCCATGAGGCCGGCAAATTCGACACGGAGGCCCCGTGAGAGGCCTCCGCATCTCCGACCATGCTCTCCTGCGTTGGCTCCAGCGTGCCGGCGGGCTCGATGTAGAGGCCGTCCGGTCGGCTCTCGCAGGCTCGCTCTGCCGTGCGCACGCGGCCGCCCAGCATGTCGGGGCCTGCGACTATTCCATCCACGTGGACGGCGTCACCTTCGTGGTGCGTAGCGGGACCGTCACCACCGTGCTGCCGGAGAAGGCGGCCGCACCGGCAAGCGAGGCCGGCCGATGAGCTATTCCTGGCTGCCGGCGCTGCTCGCCGAGATCGCCGAGGTGGCCGGCCTCGACGCTGCCCTTGCCATCGCGAAAGCGAAAGGCGGCACGCGCGCGTCCTTCCCGACGCCGGAACGCCTCACGCGCGATCACTGGCTGGTGGAGGCAGTGGGGATCGAGACAGCGCGCACGATCTGCGAACACTTCAAGGTCAGGAATACCGGCCTGCAGCTGTCGATCCCGCTCGGGCCGCAGGGCGGATATCGCGAGCAGCAACGCACGAGAGCTCGAGCTCTTCAAGCCGCGATCACAGATAACTGTTCAATCGATGAAGCAGCACGGCTCGTCGGCGTCGATAGGTCCACCGTCATTCGGGCCAAGCAGCGCCTTCGCAAAGCGGAAGGCAACCAGGGTAGCTTTAACTTCTGACAAACAGACATAACGTTGCCGCAGTTTCCAAACCTGGTTTATGGTGCCTTCCGGTTGGGGAGGAAGCTATGGGCGACGATCATCTGGATAAGGAAACGGCAGTCTCCGTGCGAATCACAGAGACTGGACTTCAGGCGGCCGCCAAGAGCAGGTTTATCGCGGCCGCGGATCGCCTACTGGGGAATATATTCGAAAAACGGAATGCCACGGCAGAAGCTGAAGCAAGCGCAATTCGCACGAAGGCGGCGACGCGAAACAAGATTATAGAAGCCATGGGAGACATGACGATTGAAAAATTAAAGACGGATCCCGAATTTTTTGAAAGGGCCCTTGAGAGTGATCTCAACGTTACGTTTAGACGATTTGAGAACAAGGAGGCTGTCGTTCAGCTAGCCGCCCAAGATCTTCGATACAATCCACCCACTGACGAGCGGTCTGCGCCCGACGAACCTAAGCTCAGCGACGCGTTTACAGACAGGCTGGGACGTTATGCAGAAGATGCAACGGACGAACAGGCACGCGAAAAATGGGCGAAGGTCCTGGCGGCGGAAGTTCGAACGCCAGGCACCTTTTCGGCGAAGACAATGCGGATCATTGACGAAATCGATCCGGACGTTGCTAGGCTATTTGAACGTCTATGTCGAAACAGAGTTGAGAACGGTATTATAAAATGCCTTTCTGGCGAACTGACATTCGCAGATCGAGCAGCGCTAGTCTCCGCCGATCTTCTTATTGAACCAGGGATATTTGGGCAAAGATTGAAATTTGAGAGCACAGCCGACTCCCAGGGGAAACGTCTATGGCTTGCCCCCCTTGGAACGTCTGCCGTAGTTCTTCCGCAAGAAGCAAAAGCAAATGGACGTGATGAAAACAATCCGCCGATAACAATATCAAAAGACGAAGCAAGCATACCGGTGTATGTTCTTACCGATGTCGGCCTAAAATTATCGTCAATAATCCCCCACAATCAGAAAGATGTTATAGATAAATACTTAGATTTATTGTCAAAATACGTAGCACCACATCCGGTCGACGAGTATCAGAGCGTTGGATCAGGTGAGTGGCAACCTGTTCGCCGGTATCAGGGCAGTTAAGCCTCCGGGCGATCTGATGCTTGGTGTGTAGGTGGCGCCTGCATCTCTACTGATTTCAGCGCGCCCGAGAGACCGTGCGGCATCGCTTGGATGCCGTCGAGTCGGCTCGGGAGCACGCCGTGTACGCCAGCCACCTCTATGCCATCGCGCCCAACGCGCGGCCGGAAATCGTCAAGGCGATCGTCAGCAACGGTCCGCGGCTCCTCATCGCCTATGGGGCCGACAAGCCCCTGCGCCTGGTCCATTTCATCGCGCAGACGGTGCATGAAAGCCAGGGACTCACCCGGCTCGAAGAAAACCTGAACTATTCCGCAAGCCGCCTCTGTGAGGTCTGGCCGAACCGCTTCCCGACGCTCGCATCCGCGGCGCCTTTTGCGCACAACCCGCAGGCACTGGCCAACAAGGTTTATGGCGGCCGGCTCGGCAACAGCGGGCCGGATGACGGCTGGCGTTATCGTGGTCGCGCGCTCATCGGTCTGACCGGCCGCGCGAATTATCAGACCTACGGTCGGGTTGTCGGCGTCGATATCGAGGCTGAGCCCGATCGTGCCGCCGAGCCCGTCCTCGCCTTCGAGCTGGCGCTCGCCTTCTTCCGCCGCACCGGCTGTCTCACCGCAGCCGATCGGGACAACGTCTCCGAACTGACGCGGTTGATCAACGGCGGCACGAACGGTCTGGCCGATCGTGAGGCGCTCACGGCGATCGCGCGCGACTTGCTGCTTCCCGACCGGTTGCCCCGGCGGACGCTGAGGACGGGGACGCGCGGCAACGACGTGCGCCTCCTCCAGGGCGAACTCGTCGAGCTGAGCACGCGCATGCGGCCGGACGGCGTCTTCGGACCCGCGACCGAAACGGCCATTCGCGCCTTCCAGAAGGCCCGCGCTCTCAATCCCGATGGGGTCGTCGGACCGATGACGCGCGCAGCTCTCGATCGCGCGCTGATGGACGCTCGCCTCGCGGCATCGCCGGCCGCCGCAGCCTGACCTACTCGCAACCTCAGAACGGAACACGCTGATGCTTCTGCTCCTCCTCATCGCGATCTGCCTGGCGTTCATCGCCCTCGGGCAGCTCACCGTCGTTCCGGCCACCGCTGGCGGCCTTACGGCCGCGAAGGTGCCGACCCTCTTCGACAGGGTTGTCCGGAGCTATCTTGTGCGGCTGCTGATCATCTCCGCCGTTGCGCTCCTTGTGCTCGCGCCGGCGGCTTTCGCGGCCGACAACACAGTCACCGTGCCCTGGGGCGACTGGCTCGCTTCGGTGCTCGATTGGTCGAGCACGATCCTGGCGGCTATCGCCTTGTGGCTCCTGCGCCGGCTGCCGAGGTCGATCTATGACGCCCTCCAGACCTTGCGGGTCGAGCAGCTTCTCTCGCGGGCAGTCGGCTACGGCCTCTCGGCCGTGGAAGGCGCCGTGGCCGGCAAGACCCTCGACCTTCACGTCACGTCGCAGGTGCTTCAGGCGGCGGCCGACTACGCGGTGTCGAATGCACCGGCACTGGTCGCCTGGATCGGCCCGGATACTTTGAAGGCCAAGATCCTCGCGCGCCTTGAGGTGGCGCCTGAGGTCACCGCCGCCGCCATCGGCGCGAAGACGTGAGCCTCTCGGCCTTTCTCACGACCATCCTCGGAACCCTGGGCGAGGCAATTGCGCAGTCGTTCCTGGGGTGGCTGGACGACATATGCCGGGATCAGGCGCTCCGGGACCAGGGGCGCTTCCAAGCCGAGACCGAAGCACTGGAGGGGGCAACCGATGCCGCGCGCCGTTCGGCTGATATCCGCGATGCCGTTGATCGTGGCGGCTATGGCGACGCTGTTGATCGCCTCTGACGCGCTCGCGATGAGCGCCTGCACCATCGCGGCCGACACGATCTGCGTCTCGCAACGGCCCCCGCAAGCATCGCAGGCCCTGAAGGCGTGGCTCAAATCGCTCTGCGATGATGCCGGCCGGTGCCAGCCGGGCGTTCCGGCCGATCTGCCGGCCTTCGTCAAAGGCATCTCCGCGAACACGCAGTTTTGGCGGCAGCGCTGCGGGGGGCAGCCGTGAGCGACGGCTTCGAAACGCTCCTCAAGCTGTGGGGCGCGATCTCACCCTTCGCCATCCTCGCCATCACGCTGGTGATTCAACGCGGAAAGGCGGCCCGCAGCGAGATCCAGGGCAAGGCCGACGCCGCACATGTGCAGGTGATCGAGACTCGAGTCGCCGAACTCGAGGACCGCGCCACGCGGATCGAGAGCGAGCTGGAGCATCTGCCGGACAAGGACGTGTCGCACCGGATGGAACTCGCGATTCAGCAAATGAAGGGCGAGATCGCCGTCCTCTCCGAGAGGCTCAAGCCCGTGAGCGCGATCGGCGAACGACTCCAGGAATTCCTGCTCGAACAGGCCAAGGTGACGCGATGAGCATGGACGATCTCATCCGCCGGGAGGCGCGCCTGATCATCCTCCGGACCCTGTATGGCGAGCCGGACGGGCGCCTCAATTCGGAACTGCTTCGCATTGCCCTCGAAGAGTTCGGGATCACCCGCATTCGCGCCTGGGTCCACGAGGAGCTGACCTATCTCGCCAATCTCGGCGCCGTGATCGTCCACGACGCGGGCAGTGTTCGGGTGGCCGAGCTGACGGCGAAGGGACGCGATCACGTGGAGCGTCGGATCGTGATCGAAGGCGTGAAGCGGCCGTCGCCGCCGGAGTCGTGACATGGCCGGCGGCCGCGGGCGCCTCTCGGCGATCGACCAGCTTCCCGAATGGGCCGATGACGCCAAGCTCTGGGCATTCGAGCAGCTCAAGGAGCGCAAGCTCACGCAGCTCGAAATCCTGGACGAGTTCAACGCCCGGCTGCGCACGGCCGCCTGGGAACAGGGCATCACCGACCCGCCGCAGATCTCGAAGTCCGCCTTCAACCGCACGGCCGTTCGGCTCGCCGTGATCGGGCGCCGGCTGCAGGAGACGCGGGAGATCGCCTCCGTCCTCGCGCCGAAGCTGGACGAGGCCGGGGACAACTCGGTCACGCTGCTGGTCTCGGAAACCATCAAGACGCTGGTCCACGAGATGCTCGCCAATGCCGGCGAACTCGCCGCTGACGGCGACACGGCCGAAATGCTCATGATGACCGCCCGCGCCCTCAAGCACGCGGAAGAGGCGAAGCGGATCTCGGCCGACACGCGGGTCAAGATCGAGACCCAGTTCAAGGCTCAGGCGGAGAAGGCCGTCGAGACGGTCGCGAGAACGCGCGGGCTGTCGGCCGAGACCGCCGAGGAGATCAAATCGAAGATCCTCGGCATCGCACCGCGGACGGCTGGGAGCACGCCGTGAACGGGCCGATCTCCAAGGCCGAATGGGAGGAGCTGCGTCGTCATTCCGTCTCCGGAATCGGAGACGTGATCGACCAGGTCGGCTTGCCCGCCGCCTTGCTGCCCTATCAGCAGAAGGCAGTCGGGCTCCTCGACTCGGCTGGCACCAGCGTCCTCGTCGTCGAAAAGAGCCGCCGCATCGGCCTCACCTGGGGGCTTGCCGCCTATTGCGTGCTGCGCGCAGCGCGCGAGCGAAAAGCCGGCGGCATGGATGCGATGTACATCTCCTACAGCCAGGAGATGACACGCGAATTCATCGATGCCTGCGCCATGTGGGCGCGGGCCTTCGCGGTCGCGGCGACCGCGGTCGACGAGGTCCTGTTCGACGATGGCGACGATGAGGGCCAGCGCTCGATCCAGGCCTTCCGGATCCGCTTCGCCAGCGGCTTCGAGGTGCTCGCCCTGTCCTCGGCCCCACGTACGCTACGCGGCAAACAAGGCGTCGTGATCATCGACGAGGCGGCCTTCGTCGACAATTTGAAGGAGCTTTTGAAGGCCGCGCTCGCCTTCCTGATGTGGGGCGGCCAGGTTGTCATCTGCTCGACCCATGACGGCGCCGAAAACGAGTTCAATGTCCTCGTCCAGGACATCCTCGCCGGCCGCAAGCCCTATACGCATCTGCGCATCGACTTCGACGACGCGCTGCGCGACGGACTTTATCAGCGCATCTGCCTCGTCACCGGCCGGGAGTGGTCGCCGGAAGCCGAGGCAGCCTGGCGGCAGGAGATCATCGAGTTCTATGCCGATGGCGCCGACGAGGAGCTGTTCTGCGTCCCGTCGCTCGGCTCCGGCGCCTGGCTTCCCGGTCCGCTGATCGAAGCGCGGATGACGGCCGATTGCCCGATCCTGCGGTGGGAGTTGCCACCCGACTTCCTGCACCGGTCCGCCCTTGAGCAGAAGGCCATGGTCGCGGCCTTCATGGACGAGCTGAAGGCCGCCGTAGCGCGGTTCGATCCATATCTGATGCACGCGCTCGGCTTCGACTTCGCGCGCGTCGGTGATCTCTCCGTCGTCTGGGTCTTCGCCATCGACAGGCTGCTGAGGCGGGTCACCGCGCTCGTGGTCGAAATGCGCCGCATTCCTTACGAGGAGCAGGCGGCCGTCACCGAGGCGATCATCCGCGCCATGCCGAGGCCTTTGGGCGCCGCCTTTGATGCAACCGGCGCCGGCGAATACGTGGCCGAGGCGATGGCCCGGAAGTTCGGCGCGGTCGCGATGAAGGAGGACGAGCCCAGCACGGGCATCATCGCCTCCATCAAATTCAGCCAGGAATGGTATCGGACCGAGATGCCGCCGGTAAAAGCGGCTTTCGAGGACGATGCGATCGCCCTTCCCAGGGACGACGAGATCCTCTCCGATCTCCGGCTCGTGAAGGTCATCCGCGGCATCCCGCAGGTCCCGCCCGAGCGCACCGGCGAGAAGGGCAAGCGCCGGCATGGCGATGCGGCGGTGGCCCTGGCGCTCGCCTATTTCGCGACGCGCATGCGCGTCGAAGCTTACGGCTACGTCAGCGGCCGCCGGGACCAGCGGGACGACTTCGACCGACACATGCGGCGGCTCGACGAGGACTTGAGCCTCGGCGGCCGCGGCGACGGCTTGTGGTGAGACATGGCGCAGCTCCTCGACCAATGGGGAAACCCGATCAAGACGCGCGGCCTTCGCGAGGAAATCGTCACGCCGTCAGTGACGGGCGTGCGCCAGGTCTTCGATGACGTGGTCGCATCCGGGCTCAACCCGGCGCGCCTGGCGCAAGTGCTGCGCGACGCCGCCCAGGGCGAGATGTACGATTTCCTGACGCTCGCCGAAGAGATGGAAGAGCGCGAGTTCCAATATCGCTCCGTGCTCGGCACGCGGAAGACAGCCATCAAGGGGATCGAGGCCTTCGTCAAAGCGCCGACCGAGGACGCGCAGGATATCGAGATCGCCGATGCCGTGAAGGAGGAGCTGGTCGATCGGCCGGATTTCACGGACCTCGTCGGCCACCTGCTGGACAGCCTGGGCAAAGGCTATGCGGTGGCCGAGATCCTCTGGGAGACCTCGGGCACGCGCTGGGACATCGCCGGCTTCGAGGAGCGCGACCCGCGCCTCTTCCAGTGGGATCGCGACACGCGGCGCGAGCTGCGCGTGCGCACCACGGAGGACCCCAACGGGCTGCCGCTCAGCCCGTTCAAATTCGTGGTGCACACGCCGAAGCTGAAGAGCGGGCTGCCGGCGCGCAACGGCCTCGCTAGGATCGCCGCCTGGGCCTTCCTGCTCAAGAGCTTCACCTTGAAGGACTGGGCGGCCTTCCTCGAAGTGCACGGCATGCCGCTGCGTCTCGGCAAATACGGCCCCGGCGCAAGCCCGCAGGACCGGGCCGTGCTGCTTCAGGCCGTGCGCAACCTCGGCCGCGATGCCGCCGCCATCATCCCACAGGGCATGTCGATCGACTTCGTCGAGGTGAAGGGCTTCTCGGAAAAGCCGTTCGAGGGCTTTGCCAGCTACATCGACAAGCAGGTCTCCAAGGTCATCATCGGCCAGACGATGACCGCCGACGACGGCTCCTCGCTCGGCCAGGCCGCGATCCACGACAAGGTGCGCATCGACATCAAGGAGGATGATGCGCGCGACCTGACCGTGACGCTCAATCGCGACGTCGTGCGGCCCTGGGTGGACCTCAATTTCGGGCCGCGGCCGCGCGGCAAATACCCCATGATCGTCCTGCCCGTGATGGAGCGGGAGGATCTCGCCGCCTATGCCTCGGCCATCGGCCAGCTCGTCGACCGCGGGCTGGAGATCGAGCAGGCGGAGGTGCGCGACCGTATCGGGCATCGCGAGCCCGCCAAGGGCGCCAAGATCCTGAAGCCGCGAGGCGCCTCGGGCGGGGGCAAGCGCGAGCCGCAGACCCCGCCCGCGACCGACGACAGCTCGGCCGAGGAAGACGACGACCCGGCCCGCGCCGACAACCGATACCGCCTGAAGCCGGGCATTTGCCCTGTCTGTGGTCCTTCGGTCGCGCTCAATGCCGAGATCCTCGACGAACGCGATCGACTGGTCGAGGACGCCTTGGGCGATTGGGAACGCGTCATGGAGCCCATTCGAGAGGCCCTTCAAAAGGCCTTCGAAGAGGCGACGGATTTCGATGACCTCGATCGCCGCCTGCTCGCGCTGGCGGCCGTTTTTCCGGTCGACGCGCTGGCCCGTCACATCGCGATCCTCGGCATGAAGGCTCGCGGCAACGGCTTCACGGGCGAGATCGCATGACCGAGCTGTTCCGCACGGCCCCACGCGAAGTCGTGGACTATTTCGACCGGCGACCGTCCGTCCCGACCTTCGACTGGCGAGACATCGCGCCCCGCGAGCATGCGCTCGGCTTCACCGTGGCCAAGACGGCCGGCTACGATGTCATCGATGATCTCCGGGCCGCGGTGCGCCAGGCCGTCGTCGATCGCAAGTCCTTCGAGACCTTTCGCGCCGAGCTGACGCCGGTGCTGCAGGCCAAGGGCTGGTGGGGGCGGAAGATCGCAACAGATCCGGTGACCGGTCGCGACGGGATCGTGCAGCTCGGCTCGCCGCGGCGGCTGCGCACGATCTACTGGGCGAATGTTGCCTCGGCCGAGGCCGCGGGCGAATGGGCGCGCACCCAGCAGACGAAGGACGTGCTCCCGTTCCTCGAATATCTGGTCTCGCTCGCCGAGCACAAACGGCCGGAGCATCTCGGCTGGGTCGGCACGACCCTTTCCGTCGACGATCCCTGGTGGGCGACGCATTACCCGCCGAACGGCTGGCTCTGCAGATGCCGGGTCAGGCAGATCTCCCGGCCGGCAGCCGAGCGCGCGCCGGCCGATCGGCGCGACGCGCCGCCCGTCGAGATGCGGGCCTGGCGCAATAGACGAACCGGCGAAACCGAGATGGTGCCGGTCGGGATCGATCCCGGCTGGCAGCACAATCCGGGCGTGATGCGCGACCGGACGCTGTCGCGCAATCTCGCCGGCGCCCTCGATCGGATGCCGGAGGAGGCCCGCCGCCGCGCCGTCCAGGATCTCGCGAGGCATCCTCTGACCGAATATGTCATCTCCGGCCGGGCCTCACGCGACAACCATGCGCCGATCGCCGTCCTGCCCCAGGCTCTCCAGCAGGCGATTGGCGCCAAGACCTCGATCGTCCGCGCCTCGGGCGAGATCGGCGCCAAGTCGATGCGGCGGGGCAAGTCCGGCCGGCCACATCACCCGGAAGCCACCTTCGAGACCTACAGGCTGGTGCAGCAGGCGATCGACGCCGGCCGCATTATCCAGGAGGGCGACCGCAAGCTTCTGGTCGATAGGGCGGTTGAGGACGGCCTCTGGTGGCGGGCCTCGCTGACGGCGACCAAGGACGGGACCGAGGTGTTCCTGTCGACTTGGTACAAGATCCACGGGACGCGTTACGAACAGGCGCCGCTGCGGCCCTGGGTGGATGGAACGCGACCTGTGACGGTGCTGTATGGGGAGGAGGAAGCGCGATGACGCAGCCGCCAGCTTTCAGTTCGCCGGCCGGCCATAGCTGCCATTTGCACTGTTGGGACGGATCGGCGACTTCCGACCTCATCTCCGTCGTTCCAAGGTCACCGGCGGCTTCCCAACAGCAGCCGCTTCTGGCGCACCCAACTGTTGGCGCCGTCATGCTCACCTGCCCGCATTGAATCAGGCTTCGCTCCAGATTGCCTCCTGTTGTGCACGGGCAGCGGGTTAAGCTGAAGCAACCTTGGCGCTGATCTTCGTGATGATCGTCCTAACGAACTCGGGGATCGTGGCCTTCTCAATGAGGCTCTCAGCGATGAAGCGAGCAACCAAAGGCTTGTTTCGCCGCGGTCCGATGCCAAGAGCGGCTCGGGCCTGGGCTTCGAGCTTCGCGTAGAGCCCTGCCTCCATCGCATTAAGTTCCGTTTGGAACTGCTTTTCCCAGTTGCCATCGATGATGGCGAAATCTCCATGAATTTGAGCTGGCGGGACGTCTGCTTCGGGCTGGCCTAGCAGCCGGCACAGGGTTCGGTTTGTGGTTTTCTCCTGATCATTCTCAACGTCGTTGTCGAAAATCACGAACCGCCGTATGGCGTGGGCCCCATAGAGATGGACCAAGGTGTCGATTGCCGACTTGCTGCCGGCCGCCACGATCGAGATGCCGGATTGGTCGAAGTCGAGACCTAGCGCCCTGGCGTAGATCGGCAGTGCCTCGCGCTCGGTCGCGCCCTCGACCACCACCACGCACCGCGCGAAATATGCTTCTGTCATCTCAGCTGTGCGGATGTTGCGAATAAAGCTCCGCATGGACTCAACCGTCATCTCCCGCTCGGGATGTAGCGACTTTCTCAGCGCGAGCAATTCGTCACTGGAGGTGATCGCCACCTGCGTGCAGACCTCTTCCTCATCGTCCTCACATCGCTCGACCAGAACTATGCGATCGCTACGCGAGACATCGAGGAAGTGGACGCTGTGGGATGAGATGAAGATTTGATTTCCAGCCGCAGCGAGTTCCTCGAACTGCCGCATCAAGCTCCGCTGCGCGTGAGGGTGCAGATACAACTCGGGCTCCTCGATGCCCAAGATGGCGCCGCCCCGGAAAGACTTCGCGAACGCCTGGAAGAGCGCGAGAACTAAGACGTTCCTCACCCCCGAGCCGACTTCCGCCGGGCTGCGTGCGCTCCCGCGCTCGATCAGAGTCGGATAGAGGCTGCGGTAGAGATTGGTCTCCTCGATCGTCCTGAACTCGAAGGCGACGTCGTATCGCGCCGTCTTAAGCTGAGCGGCGAATGCTTCGCGAAGGTTCTCCTCGAAACCCTTGTAAAGATCTGTTTGAAGTAGTTGGTGCGCCTCGCCGAGCGTCTTTCTCAGCTTACCGAGCTGCTCCCCGTTGTGCTTGAGCTCTGAATGCAGGAACCTCAGGGCTTGGCCAAACAAGGACCAGCGCGAGGCGCTGAACTGCCTCTCAAAGTTCCGGCTCGCATCGACATACGCGAATGCGAGCTCCTCCCGCATCGTGTTGTTGAAGCCCTTCACGATGTTGCCGTGCCGGTCTCCAGCTTGGAGGGTGTACTGGAGCCGTGCGGTATCGAAATCGATGAAGCTAAAATGTGCATCCTTGAAATCGATTCGGATTTTGATGTCGCGGTCCCTGTCACGATCGTAGAAGTCGGAATCGTCCAGGTTGCCCGGCATCGGCCACCGATCACCGATAAGGAAATTAATCGCACTCAGGATGTTCGTCTTGCCGGCATTGTTCGCACCGACGAGGACGCAGATGTCTTGCGGATAGAAGTCAATGTACTTGATCGACCGCCAGTGCTGGATCTGGACCCGAGTGATCCTCATCGTCGCCGATATCCCCCTAATTCCCGCGCTACAATGCACGGGTCCGCGGTCTTCAGGAAGGGGATCACGCGGACGGCGGGGTGACATATAGGCTGGGCGCCCGGAAAGGCGGCAAAGGACATAAGATTGGGCAGGAGGCCTAATCAGATGCCTCCAACGCCCTGACCTTTCGCTCGACGCCCTCGAGGCAATCCTTGATCATATCTGCGGTCCGGTTGACGTAGTCCGCCTCCAGCATTGCTTCGACGTGGGGCATCAGGTTCAAGATCGGAAACCCTAGGGTGAGGACCTCGTGCGGGCCGACATCGGTGTCATTGCGGTTCTCGATCCCGAGCGGGTATTCTCACAGAGCCCCTGTGAGCATTCCGGATGCGGATGCTCGACGACGGCCTCATAGCGGAGCTCGGGCCCCATGCCCCGTTCATCGCCTCCAAATTGCTCCCAATCAAGCTCGTCGGCTTCGATTTCGTAGACGGCGCCAGTGCGGCGGTGGCGGATCTCGGCATTGCCCCCGGTGTACGCTCCAGAGCTCCCGCCTCTTAGGCCCTTATCGGCCAGTCTTTCCGGATCGATCTCACCACGGCCCTGACGGCTTTCCTTGGCGCCCAGTGATAGCGTCCGAAGACGTCGACAAACCCAACGTCAATGATGCCGGTGTCGCGCAGCGGTTGATGCTTGGCGGTCGTGTAAGCCGAGAACTCCTCGCCGACTGTCAGCTTATGTGGAAGCCCTGAGTACGGGTAGCTCTCGGCGATGGCCTCCTGGGGCGTCCTGACGTTGTTCATGATGCCCCAGCGCCAGCGGCGATGACCCCACTTCAGGCACCACCACGGCGCCCGGCTGCGACCGATCATCTGCTTGAGAGTCGTGTCGGTTGGTCCGAAGTTCGTCGCGGTGGCGGCAAGGAAAGGCGGGGACATCCCATTCTCGTCGATCATGCTCATGACGGCGAAAGTCACCTTGATCTTGGGCTTTGGATGGACCCACTTCGACCACACGTTCCAGCCCAGGCTGAACAGGGATAGTGCGGCCGAGCAGATCGACACTACGAGGGCCCAGTCCGCCGTGGTCATGCGCGGACGGTCTCGACCCTGCGGATGTAGTGCAGAGCTGGCTGTCCCGAGACGCTATCGGTGATCTCCTCCGGCTTCTCCGTCAGCACCGACCTGCATACGGCATTCGAAGCCGCGTTGCCGACGCCGACAACCGCTTCGATATAGAAGGCCGATTTGCTGGCCCGGCCTAGCCCGGCGGCCAACTCGGCGATCGCGGCCTTCAGGACCGCCTTCGCGCGCCCTTGTCCGCGATATGGAGGCGGCACCGCGAACCCGGCGTGGAAGACGGGCAGACCATCGATCTGATCGACGATGATCAAGGTGGCGAATGCGGTGATCGTGTCACCATGGCGGTAGGCGCAGGAAAAGCGACGCTTGCCGTTGGCCAAGTCGAGAAAAGTCCCCAGGTTCGTGTCGAGATGACTGGGTTCAAGCCGCATCCCCCCGGCGCGCAGAGCCTGCTCCATGCTCACCATGGCAGGCGTCGGATCGGTCATCGTGGACATTCTGATTGGCTCCCATGGCGAGCATTCCACGCCAGCAGAGAAAAACGAATCTTACCAGGGCATATTTCCGGGAATGTGAGGTGAAGGGCAACTTTCCCGGCGTAACCGCTCAAAACCTGCCAGACCGTTTCCCCGTTGTTGCCATTCTCGTCCTCAAAACGGACCGGCGGCTTTTGGTGCTGGGCACGAGCTCTGCCGCCGACTGAAATTGGGCGCAAGGCTGCCGCCGGTGCTTCGACGTGCGAAGGTCGCTTAGGGGTACAGCGCGGACATTCCGTCTACCCTTCGCGGCAAGTTTAGACGGGTACAAAGCCGAATCAGCAGAATGGCAGGTGATGCGCCCGGTGGGCCGATAACCCCCACGCGGCTCTTGTCCGGTTCATCGGCGCGTCTCGCGACGCGATGGCTCGGGCGCTTGAAAAATCATAGCGCGGTAGGAGTGAATGGTCTAGCCAGCGACCGGAATGCTAGGGTTGCGGAAGCTATCCGCCGCCCGGTAGCTATTGTCCTGAGCCGGACGATTACACGGGGGAAAAACAACGTGCCGGAACAGCCATGTTTTCTGGGGGTGTGCTTCGTTGCAGTGAACTCCAACGGGTCCAAGTTTTTTGGATTCTCGGAGTTCCTAGCGGGCCTTGCGCTTATGGTGCTCGCATGGACAATTGCCGACGTCAGGTATCGATTTCGGATCAAGACCGCCCCCCTACCACTGCAGGGCCTGACCTTCCTCGTTGTCGCCATGATTGGCGCTCTAACGGTTTTAACCGACCTCTGGCGTGCGGAGGGTTGGCTCGTACCTCGGAGGATCCCTCTCGATCAAGCATCATGGCAAGCGCTTCTCGCTGGCATATTCCTTGTCACATTCCTTACTTGGGCATGGTTCGCTTTCCTCCGACCTCCATCTTTCAGCAAACGAAACGCTGAGCGTTACGCCCGGACCTTATATCACTACGTGATAAAGGGATCAGCCACCGAGTTGGCGGTCATAGCTGATGAATTGATCTACTCGACCCGAGAACTTGTCCACTACGCGCCAGATCGACGGTTTTTCACAACTGAAGCAGAACTGAGAAAGACAGAAATATACGCACGCGACATCCTTCTTCTGATCGCTGACAGGCGACTATGTCGCGAAATAGTTTCATCGTCGCCATTAACTGCATTAGCGTTATTTGAAGAAATCGGAGATACAGAAAAATATGAGATACATGTCGGGACATTCGCCAAAAATCTCGTAACAGAGGCACTAACCAATACGGATTCATTTCTCTATCATGAGACTGAAGGCTATGAGTCCGGGCTGATAGGCTATCATAAGCCGCTCAGCCAAGCGATGTTTGCTAATTATGAAATGGTTGAAGCAATTGGGACGCTTCTGGATCCCGACCTTTCTACTTGGTCCAAGTGGCATGCTGAAAATTGGAAAGCTTACTGCCGGATCACTCTTTTGACTTTCCAAGATTATGTCGAGAAGCGCTTCGGGAGCAACTCACCGGTCCTCAATCGCGCCATTCACTATCTTGAGCACGCGGTATCAGATCTCCGCACCCTCAACGGCCTAGCCAACGATAGCCCGGACAGGGACGTATTGGCGCGCGTGCGCGTCATTACCAGCTTCATTCAGAAAGCGGTGGAAATACTTGATAAAAAGGCGCCCTTAAAGGCTGTTCGGCTGCGCGTCCGGGATCAAAACGGATGGTTCTCGGAAAGATCCTTCTACGATCACCTCGCGCAGCTTATTGCTGAATTGATCTTTTCCGCATCGTCGGTCAAATCACCAAGATGGCATTGTTGGTGGATCCAACATAACACCGTCTGGAGCGAGCTGTTCGGTTATCATCTATCGAGCCCAGCGGGAAATATCGTTAAATTCAAGGTCCGGCGATTAATCTATAACGAAGTTCTACGGATGGGAGATATCCCAAACTTCAAAGGAGCGGGTTTTCTGTGCTTTTGCCTCAACGTTTTGGGCTTCGAGCCGAGAAAACGCAGCTTTGATAGAGATAGTTACGCGCTCCATGTGGCCGTTATTTCGTGGGTCAGAAGGAATTACGCCTGGTTATATGCTCACAACTCACGCGTCGCCGAGGCATGTCTCGTGGACGGCATGAGCTATGAACCCGAGAACCGCCAGCTTGTGAGAACAACTCCAGCCGAAGGGCTCCGGCGCGAGGCGATGTACGAGTACTTGCGCGTGGATCCTGACCGAACGGCCAGAGCCGCAGAGTAGATTGCGAGGGCAGTATCGCTGACGCGTGGACCTAAGGCCTATGCACAATGCCTAACTCAGCCGAAAGCCGCCAACGACGCGGCCAAGGCTGCGGTTAAGGCGACCGGCGCAGGCGCGGCAGTAGTTGCCGGCCAGCCCCCTTAGAAACCCCTTTAATGGCCACGCTGAAGGCATGACTTGCGGGCGCCACCCGGACGGGCGATGATCGCCAGCATCGAGCCCTCAAATCGTCCTCGGTGATGCACGTGCATCCGTGTTGACGGATGCCGCAGCCGGCCATCGTCGCCGGCATGACCACGCACCCCTTCTGCATTGCCCTGAACCAAGCGCCTGCCACGGATCTTCCGCGGTGTGAGGCGCTCGGCTTGGCGCTGCAGGCGGAAGGCGGTGCCCCGGCTCGCATTCATCTCCTGCCGCGCGGACCCGAGATCCAGGGGCGTGACGGCCGCCGCTTCCGGCTGAGCGACCCGCAGCGGGTCATCGCCGCCTTCAATGCCAGCGGGTTACCCATTCCCGTCGATTACGAGCACGGCGCCGAGCAGGACCCGGACGGCACGCCGCGGCCGGCGGCGGGGTGGATCGAACGCCTGGAGCTGGCCGACGACGGCATCTGGGGCACCGTGAGCTGGACGACGCGCGGCGCCGAGCTGGTCGGCAATCGGGAATACCGCTTCATCTCGCCGGCGCTCCTCATCGATCCCAAGACGAAGGAGATCCTGGCGCTGGCGTCCGCGGGGCTCGTCCATCGTCCGAACCTCTATCTGACCGCGCTCAACCGGAGCGCCGACAACCCGGAGCCTCCCATGTTGAAAGAGATCCTGGCGGCCCTCGGCCTTGCCGAGACCGCATCGGCGGCCGACGCCGTGGTGGCGATCAATGCGCTCAAGAGCGAGAAGACGGTTGCCTTGAACGCGGCCGAGCACCCGCCGATCGAGAAGTTCATCCCCCGGACGCAGCACGACCAGGTCGTCACTCAGCTCAATGAGGCGCGCCAGAAGATCACGGATTTCGAACGCGCGGCCAATGAGAAGCGGGCCAACGACCTGGTGGACGAGGCGGTGAAGGCCGGCAAGGTGGCCCCGGCCGCGAAGGACCACTTCCTCCAGATGGCCCTCAACGCCTTCGAGTCCACGAAAGCGGCGATCGAGGCGATGCCCGCCGTCCTGCAGCCCGGCGCCGATCCGAAGCTGAAGAACGATCCCGATCCCGGCGCCGGCGCTCTGACGGACCAACAGAAGGCGCTCTGCCGCCAGCTCGGCCTCGACGAGGCCGAGTTCGCCAAGGCCTGACCTCACCGTCCCAACTGACCAGGAGGAGCGCATGCCGCTCACGAGAGAACGCAACACGCCGGCCCGGCATTCCGGGCAGTGGGCCTACAAGGTCGCCGCAGGCGTGCACATCATGGCCGGCGCGCTTGTCGTGCTTGAGGCCGGATATGCGCGCCCCGGCAAGACCGGCACGGGGCTGGTCGCTGTCGGTCGCGCCGAAGAGACGGTGGACAATGCGGCGGGTGCCGCCGGCGCCGCCCGCGTGCGTGTTGAGCGCGGCACCTTCCTTTTCGCGAACAGCGCAACCGACCCGATCACTCAGGCCGAGGTCGGCACCGACTGCTTCGTCGTCGACGACGAGACCGTGGCGAAGACGGACGGCGCCGGCACGCGCTCCCGCGCCGGCATCGTGCGCGAGGTCGAGATCGGCGGCGTCTGGGTCGAATTCTGACGCTTTCGGCGGGGTGGCGCAGCGGTAGCGCGGTGGGCTCATAACCCTCAGGTCGCCGGTTCGATCCCGGCCCCCGCAACCAATTCAGGGCGAGGCAAGGCCTCGGAGAGGACCGAACCATGTTGATCAATTCGTCGAACCTCCGCGACCTGCAGCGGGGCTATAAAGCAAGCTTCCAGCGGGGCTTCGCCGGGGTGCAGCCGACCTATACCCGGATCGCGACCGTCGTGCCGTCGTCGACCGGCTCCGAGGATTATGCCTGGCTGGGCGACTGGCCGAAGATGCGGGAATGGATCGGCCCGCGCGTCGTCAAGAACCTCGCCGAGCACGGCTACTCGATCAAGAACAAGGAATGGGAGTCGACGGTTGCGGTGCCCCGTCCCAAGATCGAGGACGATCAGTTCGGCATCTATGCGCCGATGATGGAGGAGATGGGCCGGGCAGCGGCGTCCCATCCCGACGAACTCGTCTACGATCTCCTGAAGCGCGGCTTTGCAACCGCCTGCTACGACGGGCAGAATTTCTTCGACGCGGATCATCCCGTGACCGACCCGGCGACCGGACAAGCGGCCTCCGTCTCGAACGTGCAGGACGGCACCGGCGCGCCCTGGTTCCTGCTCGACACCACGCGAGCGCTGAAGCCGCTCATCTTCCAGGACCGCAAGAAGCCCGAGTTCGTGACGAAGGACAATCCGGACGACGAGCGCGTCTTCGACCGCAACGAGTTCGTCTACGGCACCTACAGCCGCTGCAATGTCGGCTTCGGCTTCTGGCAGATGGCCTTCGGCTCGAAAGCCGAGCTGACCAGGGACAACCTGCGCGCGGCGCGCAACGCCATGCGGGCGCTCACGTCCGATGAAGGCCGCAAGCTCGGCATCAACCCGAACCTGCTGGTGGTCGGGGTGAGCAACGGCGACAAGGCCCGCGACATCATCCTGGCCGAGCGCCTGGAAAACGGCGCCACCAACACGGATCGCAACCTGGTCGAGATCCTCGAAGCGCCGCTTCTCGACTGACGCCCGCCGCCGCGGCGCCGGCCGCGGCCGCTCCGCCACTCTGACGATGGAGACGAATGTGGGGAAGAACGCCACGAGCGCCGGCAACGGCGCCAATACCCCCGAGCCGCCGGCGGCCGACGCCGCGGCGGCGATCGACGAGCGCCCGGTCCTTCAGGTCGTCGCGCCCGCCGGTCCCCGGCGCCGCGCCGGCCTCGCCTTCGGCAAAGAGCCGCGCCAGCTCACCGCCGCGGATCTCGGCGCGACCGACGAGGAGCGCGAAGCCCGCATGAAGGCGCTGCTCGCCGACCCCTTGCTGTCGGTTTCGCCGATCACGCCGGCCGACCGCGACTGAGGAATACCCGAGAGGGGCGGTCTGGTACGGCTCGCAAGGCCCCCAGCACCCGATGGGAACGGTGACCGGTCCACACGGCCCGTAGGGGCTCAGCCCGCCGCCCCGCCTGCCGCGGCCCCGCGCAAGCGGGACCGCACCGATCGAGGCCCGCCATGCCTTATGCCACTCGCCATGACATCGAGGCGCGCTATGGCGCCGCCCACCTGGAGACGCTCGTCCCGGCCGACGTCGATATCGACCTCGCCGTGGCACGGGCGCTCGACGACGCCTCGGCGATGGTCAACGGCTATCTTGCCGTTCGCTATCCGCTGCCCCTCGCAGCCGTACCGAGCATCGTGGTCGGCTTCACCATCGACATCGCCTGCTGGAAGCTGGCCCCGTCCGGCGATCGCCTGACGGAGGAAATCGCTAAGCGCGCCAAGATCGCGCTCGACATGTTGCGCGACATCGCCGCCGGCAAGGCGAAGATCGACGAGCTGGAGCCGCCGGCGGACACCGGCGGCAGCGGCGCGGTGTCGGAAAGCGGCGCGGCCTTCTTCGCGGAGCCGCGCCTGTTCCGCACGGGCGGTGGGCTATGAGCCTCGCCGTCGAGGTCCACGTCACCGGGCTTGACGGCGTCGAGGCGCTATTGGCGCGCCTGTCGCCGCTCGATACCGGCACGCTGCTCGAAGGCTTGGCGCGCCTCGTCCAACAACAGACCCGGCGCCGGATCGAGGAGGAGAAGACCGCGCCGGACGGCACGGCCTGGCCGAAGAACAAGTCCGGCACGCCGATCCTCTACCGCGAGGGCAATCTCTCGCGTTCGATCGACTATGCCGTCATCGGCGAGTCGATCGTGGTCGGCTCAGGGTTGATCTATGCCCGCCCGCATCAATACGGCGCGACCATCAAGCCCAAGAATGCCAAGCGTCTCGCCTTCCGCTTGGGCAATGCCCTGGTCTTCGCCATGCAGGCGGTCCTGCCGGCGCGCCCCTTCCTCGGCCTCTCGGCCGAGAATGCGCGCGACATCCTGGAGACCACGGCCGACTTCATCCGGAGGAAGCTCGGATGAGCCGGATCATGGCGCTGCTCGAAGCCGTCGCCGGCATGCTTCGCGCGGCCAAGCTGCCGGACCATCGGCCGCTTTTCTCGGACGTGCGTGTGCAGCTCGATCCCTACGATCTCGACGATGTCACCCGCGAGAGTTTCCGCGCGCCTGCATCGCGCGTGCTCTTCACCACGGCCAAGCCGGTCCCGCGCGCGATCGGAACGATGGACCTCGAATGCCTGGTGACGATCGCCGTCATCACGAAACGCGAGGGCCGCCCCAATTCCGAGGTCGCCACGGCCGATGCGTCCGCACTCGATTATGCGCTCGTCGTCGCGCAGCTGGTGGCCGACGACCCTTATTTCGGCCTGGGCAAACTGACGGCCGTCCAGGTCGAGGGCCTGAAGGTCGCCGTCTCCGAGAAGGCCAACGAGAAGGGCCTGGCCATCACGCTCGTGCTGTTTCGCACGACGCTCCTGGAAGTGGTGCTTGAGCGGAACCTCGTCGCGCAGGCGGCCGAGACGGGCCGGGCGCCCTTCGTGCCGGACGCGCTGCAGATCAACGGTGAGGATGTACCGGCCGACGAGCTCGGAGTGCAGCCATGAGCATCGACTTCGTCGAGGAGCTGCGCAAGGTGCACAAGGAGCTGGCGGACCTGCGCCAGCGGCTCGCCCGCACGATCGTCAGCGGAACGGTGGCGGCGGTCGAGGGCGACCGCGTGCGGCTGTCGATCGGCTTCGACGGCGCCGAGGATATCCTCTCGCCCTGGGTGCGGATAGGCCTGCCGAGCGGCAAGAACGGTGGCGGGCACTCGGTCTACACACGCCCCGGCATCGGCGAGCCCATGCTCCTTGTCTCTCCCGGCGGGAAAATCGGGCAGCACTCGCGCGCCATGTTCTTCGGCCCGGTCGATGACCATCCCAGTCCCGGCACGGCGGAGGCGGACGGCTTCGTCCATCAGGTCGGCGATGTGCGCCAGGAGATCAAGGATGGCCACGTCCGGACGGATGTCGCCGGCCAATCCGTCACGCTCTCCCGCGACAGCGGAATCGCCCTCGACGCGAAGGACCAGAGCGTCTCGATCGGCGGCGAGACGAAGCAGTTCGAGGTCTCCCCGCCGGCCCGGTTCGCCAAGACGGTGTCGATGGGCGGCGGCGGCGAAGGTCAAGGCGACCTCGTCTGGGAGGGAAACATCACCGTGAAGGGCATCGTGACGGCCGAGCGGTTCGTCGGCCCCTTTGGAGAGGTCTGAGATGAGCGAGACCAAGGCGTATTTCACGACGGACAAGGCCGGCTGGCATGTCGCCGGCCGGCGCATTCCGGGCGAGCAGCGGGACGGCTCGCTTCGCCCGAAACTCGGCCACGAGCTGATGCTGACGGACGAGCAGGCGAAGTACGAGCTGCTCGCCGGCACGATCGTCGCGAAGGCGCTCGAGTCCGAACTCGAGGCCAAGAAATCGGCGCGTCAAAAGGCCGATTGAAAGGGCGATTGAAGCCATGCGCACGGGCCTCGACGCGCGAACCGGAACGGTGCTCCAGGGCTGGGACCACTGCGTCCAGTCCATCGGCAAGATCCTCACCACGAGGATCGGCAGCCGCGTCATGCGCCGGGATTTCGGTTCGGTGCTGCGCGATCTGCAGGACCGCAACCCGGAGCCGCGCATCGTGATGCTTTGCTATGTCGGCATCGCGCAGGCCCTGCGGCAATGGGAGCCGGGCTTTCGGCTCGACAGCCTGAAGCTCGTGCAGGGCGGCCCGGACGGCCGATACCTTTTCGATCTTGTCGGGATCTTCTATCCGCTGGGACATCTCGGCGATTATAGCCTGTCGGAGATCAGGCAGGCGGCGATCGGGCTCGGAGCGGACGGCATCACCGTTCTCGGAGACGCCGCATGAGCCGCTTCGTTTCCGCCAATCTCGATCTGTCGCTCCTGCCGGCGCCGAAGCTCGCGCCGGTCGATTACGAGGCCGAGAAGGCCGCGCGGCTCGCCGCGCTGAAGGCCCGCTATGAGGCGGCCGGCATTCCCTGGGACGTCGGCGGGCTGGAGAGCGATCCGGGTGTCATCCTCCAGGAAGAGGACGCCTATCGCCACACGCTCGACATCCAGGCGGCCAACGACCTGGCGCTCGGCCGCATGGTGGCCTTCGCGCAAGGCCCCGACCTCGACCAGCTCGGCGCGCTCGTCGGCGTGCGCCGCTTCGTGCTCGATCCCGGCGATCCCGCCGCCTCGCCGCCGCGGCCGCCGGTGCTCGAAGGCAATGAAGCGTATCGGCGGCGCATTCAGGAAGCCCCCGAGGCCTTTCCCTATGCCGGCCTGACGGGCGGCGCCTATCGCCACATCGCGCGCGAGGCCGCCGGCGGCACGCTCCTCGACGTGCGCACCATCAAACGGCGCAACGCGCAAGGCCATCCCGTGATCGACGTGATCCTCCTCGGCCGAGATGGCGACGGCACCGTGCCGGCCGCGGTGGTGACAGCTGTGGCGCAGGCCTTCGAGGACGATGAGGCGACGCAGCTCACCGACATCGTCACGGTGCGCTCCGCGAAGATCGTGCCCTTTGCGATTTCGGTTCGCGCCTCGGTGCCGCTCGGTCCCGATCGCGAGCTGATCCGCGCGCAGGGGGTGCAGGGCCTCGTGCAGATGGCGACCGACCTGCGCAAGATCGGCGCGATCGTGCCGATCGACGCCGTCATCGCCGCCGCACGCTCCCGGCCGATGACGAAGCTCGACGTGCTCTCTCCCACCGCCGATGTCGACCCCGGCCCGGACGGCGCCGCCTGGTGCACGGGCATCGCCTTCGACGTGAAGGTGGCGAAATGACCGAGCCCGTATCGCTCCTGCCCTCGAACGCAGGCCCCTGGGAACGGGCGGTCTCGCTGACCTCGGCCGCGCGCCGGCCGATGGATTTGTCGACCCTCCGCGACATCCTCGATCCCTGGCGGTGCCCGGTCCACCTCCTGCCGTGGCTCGCCTGGGGCTTCTCCGTTGACGTCTGGGACAGCGCCTGGCCCGAGGCCAAGCAGCGCCTCGTGATCGCGACGGAGCTGTCCCGTTCGCGGCTTAAGACGACGCCGGCCGGCATCAAGGCCTACGTCGCTCTGACGGGGGCGGAGGTGCGCAAGATCGTTCGGCCGCCGGCGGCCGGCTACCTCGTCCGTACAATGACGGAGCAAGAGCGGGTAGCGTGGCTTGCGGACCTGCCGCAGATCCGGATCTATCCCTTCGCCAATAAGGCATCAGCCGGCAATCGCAGCTTTCTGAACGGGCCGGGCGGCCGCCTGTTCTTCGGAGAGGTTTTCCTCCAGGCGTCACGCGGCCCTCGGCTTTACGGCCACCGCGCGACCTTCGTCGCAGACGGCGTCGAGACGCCGGTCGTCATGGACCCCGGAGCCGCCCAGGGCGCGATTCCCGTCGACCGGTTCTTTTTCACCGGAACGAGCGGCAGCCGCGCCTTCTCGGCGATACGTTCTTCGGTCGGTTCTTTGTCCGGGCCAGCGCGGCCGGCTCGAAGGTGATCAGCGTGCGCCGGTCGGATGCGGCCTCGGCATCGCCGGTGCCGCGCGGCATGACGCCGGTCGACGTCCGTCCAATGCGCGTCGCGGAGTCGCGAACGGCGCCGGATGGCCGGTGGTACTTGGGCCAGCCGGGCCTCGGCCGAGGCTGGCACGTGCTGTCGAGCCGCGCCGGCATGATGATCTATGACCGGATTGCGCTGCTCGATCCGGCAAAGGCGCGCGTCACACGCCATGGCCGCAGCTACCTCGGCCACATGCGGCTCGGGATCCGGCCCTACAGCGCCGAGTTGACGGTCTCGGTGCCGATGCGTCGCAGCACTTGGCGCTTTGCGCTCGGTGGTCACCTGCGCGGCTACCTCAAGCCGGCCGACATGAGCCCGCTCTGGAACGCGCTCGACGCGATCGGCACGTCGCGCGCCGAACGCGACACCATCCTCGTCAACACCATCACTCACCGCGTCGTCCGGCTTCGCGACCGGCTACGGCTCGGGACGTTCCGGCTCGGACAGATCAGAGAGGTTGCCTGACTATGGAGAGAAAAGTCCTATTCCACGACGGCCAGGACGTCGGACCTGACGACTTCAACAATGTGCAAGATTTTGCCCAGACCTCGATCGACCATGTCGTGGGCGATGCGGTTACGCCGAAGGCGCGTTATGCCGGTTTCACAGCTTCCAAAAGCGGACCGACGACGATCACGGTGGCAGCGGGACGCCTCTATTCGGGAGGCAAGGTCTATGCGCGCAACGACGTCTACACGAACGACTTCGTGACCGCTTTGCCGGTCGCCGGCAAGAAGATCGTCTCGCTAGTCGTCTGGGGAACCGAGACCGATACCAATGTGCAGCCGCGCGAGTTCCTGATCAACGAGGAGACGCGGCAGACGGAGGCAAGGCCTGTCCCCCTGGAGCACGCCCGATTGGCGAACATCAATGTGGTGGTCGGTCAGGAGGCGCCCGACCCCGTGCCGCCTCTGATCGACGTGGGCATCACCGAAGTCGCCCGCATCGTCTTGTCGCCCCTCGGCGTCGAGAGCATCACGATGCTTACCGACACGGCCCTGCCGCAGCTTGAAAACGTCGAGGACCGCGTCGAGGATCTCGAAGGGTTCCGGAAGGACGTCGAGCCGCGCGTTTCGACGATCGCGTCCGATATCGCCAAGCTCGCCAACTCCATCAAGGGCCTGTCGAACCAGGGGCTGGTGACCCGCATCGCCTACGACGTCGCCCGTCTCAAGGAGGTCGCCGGCATTCCGGACGAGCGCATCGACTATGCGAGCGACCACTTCCTGACGCTCGACGAGACCAACACCACCGATCCGACCTTGTTGGCGCTCGTGCAGGAGGGCATCCGCTTCGCGCCCGAGAACGAGGGCCTCGCGCAGCTCCAGGTTTTCGATCCGCTCAACCCGCGCCAGGTCATTGCCGGTGGCATCCTTCTGCCGGCCTACGACCGCACCTTGCGGCTCGCGACGGGACAGCGCAGCGGTGAGTTGTCGATTGCCCAGTACAGCTACCAGACGCACGAAATGCGGGAGCTGACCATGACCCGTCAGCGCATCCGTTACGGCGAGGAGCTGACGGTCTGCACGAACAACAGCTGGTGGCAGAGCGGCCAATACGATCCGATCAGCGGGATCTTCACCAAAGACGGCGAGACCTTCCAGGTCGGCACGACCTTCACGTCCTATGACGGCACCATCAACCACGAGATCTTGCGCCTGCAGCGCTTCTGGTACGACACCGTCGAGGAGCCCTATTGGGATGAGGTCACGGTCGATCACACCGTCCAGGGCGCCCAGGTCGCGCAGACCTTCCTCAACTCTCAGGACGGCTGGCTCGATGCGATCGGGCTGAGCTTCACACGCATTGCAGCGGACGGCATCGTCACGCTGGCGTTGACCAAGACCGTGCGCGGCGAGCCGGACCTCGACAGCGTGATCGCCTTCGTCGAAGTCGGCCGAGACAAGCTGAGGCTCGCGCCGGAGGAGACCGTGGTCGCGCTCCCGCCGACCTATCTCCAGGCCGGCGAGCGTTACGGGATCGTCGTGACGACGACGGCCGACCACTGGCTCGCCGTGACCGAAGGCAGCAACTTCGCCCAGGGCACACTGTTCTACAACACGGACGGCGCCTACCAGCAGGGCGATCTGACCAAGGATCTCGTCTTCTCGCTCTATTTCGCGAAGTTCCGGTCGAACTTCGTGCGGGTCGACATGCAGCCTCTGCAGCTCCAGGGCGGCATCACGAAGATCGATATCCTGGCGAACACCATCGCGCCGAAGTCGACCACGATCACCTACGAGATCCAGGTCGGTTCGAGTTGGTACCCGCTGGCGGCCGTCGAGCAGACGGCGCTCATCGGGCTCCCGCCGCTACTGCCGCTGCGCATCGCCTTCAACGGCACGACGGACATGATGCCGGGCGTGATGCTGTCCGGCTCGCAGGTCAAGGTCAGCCGGCCGCGCACGACCTTCAAGCACATCTCGAAGGCGCGCACGCTGCCGGCGCCGGCGCAGAATATCCAGGTCAAGGAGCGGCTCGAATATTTCGACCCGGCCTATCACACTTCGAGCTGCAAGCTGCGCACCGGGGCCGGCTACGCGACCGAGGTCGCGGCCACGGCCGTGACCGAGCTGCCGATCCCGGAGGAGAGCGCGGTCGAGCGGACCTACACCTTCGCTCTCCCGGCCGCCGTGCCGTCCTACGAGATCCAAACCGAGGGCACCACGACCACCGCGCTCAAGACGTTTCACGTCGCCGAGCGCGTCGACATCGCCCTGTCCTGACGCGGAGACCGATCCATGGCGACCAAGGCTCAAAATCAGGCCGAGCCAACCTACGAGGCCGGCAAAACCTATCGGGTGAAACTCGCCCGCGCCGTGAAATGGCGCGGCATCACCTTCCGTCCCAGCGAGCGGCACATCATGGACGGCGCCCTGGTGGAAGCGATCAAGGAGGCCGTCAGCGAGGCGATCGATGAGCGAGCTGCCAACTGAACTCGACATTCCAGCCGACGAGGACTTTACCAAGGAGAGGCTCGACAAGGCCTTCCAGTGGATTGTCGGCCAGCTGCGCGCACTCGGTTCAGTCCAGCCTCAATGGCAGACCGCGGTCGACGAGCTGCGGCAATTCGGCCTGGCTCGCATTAACGAGGCCTTGCTGCCCGCCTTCCAACGGCTCGCCGCCCTCAGCGCGCTCGGCTTCCTCATTGCTCAGAGCGCCTCGGCGATCGGCGTGCAGATCGGCCAGCGGCTGACGTTCCGGATCACGGACGGTGAACAACGCAACCTGTTCACTCCGACGCAGTTCGTCACGATCACGCGCAGCTCGACACCCGACGATTGGGCAATCGGCAAGGTCGAGAGCTACGACAGCCCGAGCGGCGATCTGGTCGTGACGATCGTGGCTTCGAACGTCTCGCCCCGTACCCATGACGACTGGGAGATCACGGCCTCGGCCGGCACCGTCACGGCGGCAATCGCGCTGCTGGCGAATACGCGATCAGCCCGAGATGCGGCGATCCAGCTCAAGGCCGATGTCCAGGCGCTCAAGACCGCGACGATCCAGGAGACGAGCACAATTCGGGACGCGGCGATCGCCGCCAAGAAGACGGCCGTCGAGGCGGCCGACGCGGCGAAGGCCGCCGCAATCCTGATTCAGGGCGGGCCGGTTTCGTCCGTCAACGGCCGCACAGGCGTAATCGAGCTGACTCAAGACGACGTCCCCGGCTTGGTGGAAGCTCTCGCGAGCCGCTACACGAAAGCCGAGATCGATAATCTGTTCAGGAGCCTCGTCGGCGGCGCGCCGGACACGCTGAACGCCCTCAACGAGCTGGCGGCGGCGCTCGGAAACGATCCGAATTTCGCCACCACCATGGCCGCCGCCCTCGGCGGGAAGGTAGCGAAGGGCGGAGATGTCATGTCCGGCCCACTCACCTTGCCGGGGAACGCTGCGGGAAATCTCCACGCGATCCCGAAGCAACAGCTCGACGCGGCCGTCGCGGCGATCAACCAGGCGATCGCCTCGATCAATCAGACCCTCGCCACGAAGCTCAGCAACAGCGGTCATCAGACGATCGCCGGGGACATCATCGCGCGGGCGTTCAGGTTCGTCCAAGATGGCTCCCAAGATACCGGCCTTTATTGGGACTCGGACGGCAAGTGTTACGTCGCCAATAATGGGGCTGCCACCTTCGTCATCCAGGCCGATGGCAACATTTGGCTGTCGCGCTTTGGCTGGCTGAGCGATTATGTGTGGGGCATCGCTAACTCTGCGCGGGATGCGGCGCAGAACTATGCTTGGTCCAATCTGGTCCAGGACGTTCGTCTTTCGGGCTACGCCGAGCGGCAATCGTTCGGAGCCATGCAGCAGGCCGACTGGGGCTGCGTGGTGACCGGCATCAATCATCAGAACGCTTACGCCACCACCTTTGCCTTCCGCTCTCTCCAGAAGAGCGTGGGCGGCAACTGGTACACGATCGGGCAGGTCTAATGACCATCACCTATCTCGGCCGGTTCACGGCGTATCAACCCGCGCCGGACGACGAGCAGCTCGGCCCCGCTCTCAAAGCCGGGGCGGTCTTCCGCCGCGACGAGCGTGGCAGGGATTTCTATCTCACCAAGGCGGAACGCACGGTCGGCGCTCTGCTGGTGAGCGTCGACGACGACAACCGTGTCACCTTCGTCGGCGTCGGCCCCGATGCGTTTTTCCCCATGGACGGAGAACGCGTCTATGAGATCGCCGATGCCGACGTGTCACAGCTCAGCCTCTATGCAGGTAAGATCCTGAACACGAGCAACGGCAGCTTCACGGATGCACCGCCTCCGGTGCCGCCGTCGATCTCGCGACGCCAGTTCTACCAATGCCTGGCCAAACCCCTTTACGCGATGATCTCCGAGGATGATGCGCTCGCTGCGCTCTCCGGTGCCTTGCCACCGACATTGAGCGCGATCGTCTTGACGCTGCCACCCGATGAACAGTTCGACGCGAAGGCGTTGCTGATGGGCGCCGCGGAGTTTCTGCGCGCGCACCCGCTCACCAACGCCATCGCGGCCAAGCTGTCATGGGATGACGCGAAGGTCGACCAGTTCTTCCGGGATGCCGCGGCGCTCTAACCGATCGCTGGAGATGCACGCGCATCCGGTGTTGCGGCGGTCTCGCTCCCTTAGCCTGCGACCCGATTGATCTCGGGTCAAGGCGCCTTTGAACAGCCTTTGAAGGGAGCTGCCGAATATGGCGACCACCGAATATTTCCATGGCACGCGCGTCTTCAAAGCGGGCGACGAGCCGCGGCCGATCGCGGTCGAGGACTATTCGACGATCGGCGCCGTTATCGTGGCGCCGAATGCCGATCCGGATGTCTGGCCGGAAAACGAGCCCGTCGTGCTGTTCAGCAATGAGAAGGACAAGATCACGGCGCTCGGGACCGGCGGCAACGTGGACGCCGTCTTCGACGCGATCAACGATCAGACCGACGAGGAATTCGTCGCGGCCGAGATCGTCGCCGTCCGCGTGCCCGAGGGGACGGGAGCCACCGACCAGGAGAAGCTCGAAGCGACGATGGCGAACATCGTCGGCGCGGCGGCCGCCAGCACCGGCGTCCACGCCTTCCTGCAGGCGAGCCGGCGCGCCAAGCTCCTGATTGCGCCGGGCTATACGTCGCAGCGCATCGGGAACGGCAAAAACCCGGTCATGGCCGAGCTCGATTCCGTTGCGCGCCGCCTGCGTGGGATCAAGATCGGCGATGCGCCGGCAACGACGCGGGACGCGGCGCTCGAATATCGTGAGGACTTCGCCGACGACGCTCGCGCCTACCTCGTCTCGCCGGGCGTGCTCGTGACGGGCGCGGATGGCAAACCGGTCTTCCAGCCGGCCTCCGGCCGGGTAGCAGGCCTTTTCGTGCGCCGCGACAAGAACGTGGGCGGCCCGCATATGAGCCCGTCCAATCAGGCGATGGGTGGCATCGTCGGGACGTCCCGTCCTGTCAGCTATTACGACGGCGAGCCGGACTCGGAAGCGAACCTACTCAACCAGAACCGAATCGCCACCATCATCGAGAACGGCATCCTCTGGGGCAACGAGACCTGTGCCGCCGACCCGCTGGAGCGCTTCGTCAATGTCGTGCGCACCAACGACATGATCGACGGCGCGGTCGTGAAAGCCTTTCGTTGGGCGATCGCCTCGAACATTTCCGTGCCGCTCGCCTCGGCGATCATTCAGAGCCTCGACGAGTTCCTCGCCGAGGCATCCGCCAAGGGGCAGATCATCAACGGCCGGTGCTGGTTCGAGCGGCCGCTGAACCCGAACAGCAACTTGGTGTCGGGCATTCTGCGGCTCGAATACGACCGCGAGCCCTACGCGCCCCTGCAGGATCTGCAGTTCGGGGCGCGCCGGAACGTCGGCTACTACGACCAGGTGGCCGATGGCATCGTCCGCGCCGTGGAGCAGATCAACGCGAGCACCATCGCCTTGACCTACGGCATCAACACCAGCCTGACCGGCGCTTGAGCGTCCCTTCACGGAGGTCACACCATGCCGGCCATTCCGCTTCTCCTTGTCCGCGGGATCAACATCTTCGCGGAGGGGGTCAACACCGGGCTCGCGCTGGAAAGCGCCAAGCTGCCGATGCAACAGGACGGAGCCGAAACATTTGCCCCGGCGGCCGCCAACGGCTCGATCGAGATAGCCGTCTCCAGCGAGGCCCTGGAGCTGAGCTTCAAGACGAAGGGCGTTCAGCCAGAGCTGCTGGCGCAGACCAATCGAGGTTTCGGCCGCCGCGGCAAGTACACGCTCTATGGCGCGTTGGTCGACGAGTATGCCAACGACCCCGGCTCCCGTGTCACCCAGGTCGAAGCCACCGTGCTCGGCCGCCTGAACGCCGAGCTGGACGAACACCAGGCCAACGCGCTCGCTGGGACCGGCTACACGGTGAAGTCGATCCTGAAGTATTCGCTGCGGATCGGCGGCATCGAGATCTGCCGCTTCGATCTGCGTCTCGGCGGCTGGCTCGATCGCGAGGGGCAGCGCGTGGAGATCGCACAGGCAATCGGGCTGTCGACGTGAGATGAGCGCTTTTCCTCACGATCCCGAACTCGAGCCCATCGCTGCCGGACCGGGCGCGCCGACCGTGAAAGCCGAGCCGGTCGCCACACAGCGTCCCATTGTGCGGCCGGCCGACCCCGACCGGTGGTCCGCAACGCTTTCCCTCGACCATCCTTTGTTGGTGGATGATGCCCGGCTCGACACCCTGACGGTCAAGGCGCTCACGGGGCGCGCCTTCGTGGACCTCGTCATGCAGGCCGATGGTGACGAAGACCGGCTCGTGCGCCTGGTTCGGGCGACCATGTGCGGCGTCCATCCGGACGTGCTCGACGCCCTCCATGCCGACGATCATGCACGAGTGGTAGCCTCATGCCGCCCTTTCTTGCCCCGGCCGCTGCGCGTCGCCCCGGATCCCGACGACCTGGTGGCGGGCGCAACGGCCGCGCTCGACCAGCAGGACTGATTCGTTTTCCCACGTTCGTCGCTGAGGTCGCTCACGTCCTTTCGACGCCGCTACCCGACGTCTTGGCCATGCCCGTGCCGGAGATCTTCTTGTGGCACGAACAGGCGGCCGTCTTGGCCCTGGGTGACGACTGATGGCCGATCTGCGGGTCAAGCTCTTCCTCGATCTCGTCAATCGCCTCTCGGCGCCGGCCAAGGCAGCTGCGAAGGATCTGCAGGCCGTCGAAAAGGAAGTCGGAAAGCTCGGCCGGACGCGTGGAAGCGACGAACTGCGGCGAGATCTGGCGCGGACAGCCAAGGAGGCGACGCTAGCACACAGAGCGCTCGCGCAGACGGCTGCAGCGGACCGGCGACTCGCCGGCGGCAATGGCGCGGAGCGCCTCGGTCGCGATCTTCGATCGACCGGCGACGAAGCCCGGCGTGCGCGCCGTGAGATCGAGCAGCTGGCGCGCCGAGCCCGCGATCTGAACAGGCTTCGCACCCTGCTCGGAGGTCAGCTCGCCGATGCTCGCAGGCGAGCGCGGGCCGAGCAAGAGCCAACGAACGGAGCAAACCGCGACGGGGTCCTTGCCGCCGGCCGAGGAGCGCTCGCTACCGTCGGAGGCGTTTACGCCGCGCGCGCGGCGGTGCGGGGCACGGTTGGAAGTTCGGTCTCGTTCGAGGCCGCAATGGCCGATGTCAGGAAGAAGGTCGATGGCGTCGACGACCCGGCTGAACTCGCTCGGGTCGAAAAGCTGATCAGGCAGTCAGCAGTACAATACGGCCGTCCTCGCGAGGAAGTCGCCAAACTGGTGGCCGAAGCCGGCGCTGGTGGCATCACAAAGGAGCAAATGCCGGATTTCCTGCGGATCACCCTCGCTGCCGCAACAGCGTGGGATACGGCCGCGGATCAAGCATCGGCGTCACTCGCGAAGATCCGTGCGGCGACGCAATGGGCGAACCCGCAGCTGGAGCAATTCGTCGACAAGGTCAACGCTCTCTCCGATGCCGGCGCAGCCAAGGAGATGGACGTCGTCGACATGTTCCAGCGAGCGGGCGCTGCGGCAAAGGCGGCCAACGTCGACTTCGATGCTTCTCTCGCTTTCCTCACCGCAATGAACAATATCGCCATGGACCCGCAGGTGGCGGCCCGTGGCTTCGCGGCCTTTGCATCGACCCTCCGCACCGCAGCGACGGGGAATAAGAAGACGGTCGCCCAGGGACTGCAAATGATCGGACTTTCGGCCAAGCAGGTCGAAGCCGGCATGAAGACCGACTCCCTGGCGACGATGGTCAACCTTCTGGAGCGTCTGGAGCGCTCGCCCGAGAAGGCGTCTGCGGCCATCAAGATCTTCGGCCAGGAGTGGTGGGACGAGATCGCTCGCGCAGGCCAGGCACTGCCCGAGATCCGAAAGAACCTGGCGATTCTCAGCAATCCGGGCAACTGGAGTGGCTCGGCTCAAAAGAACCTCAATATCGAGCTGTCCACCACGGAAAGTCATCTGGAACGCCTGAAAACGCTGGCCTCCGAGGTCGGCGATCGCCTCGGACGATGGACGCTGCCCGGTATCAATGCGGCGATCGAGCGCGTCATCAAGTTCACGGATGAGGTAGACGACGCCGGCGAGCGGCAGACAGGCGGGGACTACACGGCGACTGAGGGTCAGAAGAAGTTCAACCGGTGGATGAACGCGATCTTTTACGGCGAGCCCCTGAGCCAATCGCGCTCGGAGATCGAGGCGGCGCGCGAGCCGCTCCGTGAAAGGAACGCGATCGAGTCGAAGCGCGCGCAATTGGCGGGTGCTGTCCAGCAGGCCGAGACCGATGCGCAGGACGCGAAAAGCTCGATCTGGACAAGGCTTGGGCTTGGCGGCGACCGGGTGAAGCGCGCCGAGGCGCAGATCGCCCAGGCGAGGCGAGAGCTCCAGGACTTCGACGCCCTGCTCGCCGCCCGTGACGAAACGAATCTCCGGCTCGCGGGCGTCGAGGGGCAGCAACAGCGAGTGAGAGGGCTGACCGTCAATCAGCGCGGGCCTTCCCAGGCCATTGGACCCGCCAGCCTTTCGTTCGGCCTCCAGGGGCCTGTTGCCGGTGCTGCCGGGCCACAAACGGACGTGCGGACCTGGCTCGGGCTCGATGGCAGCGATTTTGGCTCAACCATCATGCAGAGGTTCTCCGCGTCAATCGCGCAAGGCGGACAGGATGCCCAGAACAGCGCGCGGATCGCTGGCGAAGGCATCAAGACCGCGTTGTCCGGCATCGACCTGACAGCGCAGGGCCAGGCGATCATGGACAGCCTCGCCGCCGGCATTCGCAATGGCGGTGCGGCGGCCGTCGCCGCGGCCGAGAGTGTCGCCGCCAGCGTGCGCGCCGCGGCAGCGAAGGCGGGCGGAACAGCGCCGACGAGCAAGGCGCCAGCGGCGCCGCGGCTCTCGGGGGCGCTGCACGACGGCGTGACGCCGAGGTGATCCGATGACACCCATCCTCGCACTCGGACCGCATGTCTTCGAGATCCTGCCGCTCTCGCTCCAGCAACTCGACGAGGTGACCCGCGCCAAATGGCCGGCGGTCAGCAGGTTCGGCCGGGCTCCAGCGCGGCAATACACCGGCCGCGGAGAAGACAGCCTGCGCGTTGAGGGGCTGATCTTCAATGAGGAATTCGGCGGGTTCGAAGACTACCTCGCCCTGAAGCAAACTCAGCGGCAGCCGGAGCCTGTGGACATGATCGGCTGGGGTTCGGCATCGGGCTATGCCCGTGTGTTCGGGCCGGTGGTGCTCCTCGAAGTCGGTGCGACGCACGAATACCTCGGCACGAGCGGCGTGGGCCGGAAGATCTCGTTCCATGTGGTGGTCGCGCCATTCGGCGACGATGGCATCTTCGGAGGGCTGTTCTGATGCCGCAGCGGGTGCGGATCTCGAAGGTGGGGCTGACCCTCGATCGCGTGGTCTGGGAAGCGACAGGGAGCCCCGACGCGAGTCTCGTCGAGCAGACCCTCGCGTTGAACCGCGGTCTGGCGTCGGCCGGAGCGATCCTGCCGCTCGGGCGCGAAATCGTCGTGCCCGATCGGCAGCCGCGGACACCGCGGCGCACCGTCCGGAGGTTGTGGGACTGATGGCGGCCGCCCCATTCGATCCCAACGCCCGCGGCTGGACACCGGAGATCGAGATCAAGGTCGACGGGAAGGAGGTCGCCGGCATCTTCTACTCGCGCCTGATCAGCGCGACGATCAGGGACGAGGCCGGCCAATCCTCGGACATGTGCACGATCGTTCTCGATGACGCGCGGAACGAACTCGCTGTGCCCCGCGAGAAAGCGCGGATCGAGATCTCGCTCGGGTTCCGCGAGACCGGCCTGGTCGATCGCGGGACCTATGAACTCCAGAACGTCGAATTCGAGGGTGGCGACGACGGTGAGCGCCTTATCCTCCAGGGCAAGGCGGCCGACCTGCGGCGCAAGCTGAAGGGCAGCGGCCGCAAAGCCTACGAAAACACGACCTTGGGCGAGGTGGCCCGCGACATCGCCCGCGGGCAGGGCATGACCGCTCTGGTGGACCGCGACCTCGACGGCATCCGCATCGCATTCGAGCCGCGTATCGACCAGTCCGACATCGACTTCCTGACCCGGCTGGGCGACGAGTTCGGCGCCGTGGTCAAACCGGCGGGAGACAAGCTCGTCGTGGCAAAGCGGGGCAGCCGGAAAACGGTCTCCGGGCTCGATCTTCCGCTGATCGTCATCCGCAAGGACGAGTGCATTTCCTGGCAGATCGCGCCGGATGGGCGAACCGCCTACGGCAAGGTCAAGGCGCATTGGGTGGATCAGAAGACCGGCAAGCGTCGGTTCGAAGCCTATGAGACGGGGCTCGACGGCCCCGACTACATCCTGCCCGAAGCTCTGCCCGACCAGGACCGCGCCATGCGCGCGGCCGAGGCGGAAGGCATGCGCCTCACAAGCTGCACGGGAAACGGGAGCTTCAGACTTTACGGGCGGCCCGACGCTCAAGCCGAGGCGCTCGTTCAGGCGGTCGGCTTCCGCGACGGCATCGCCGGCCTCTGGCGCGCCGAGGCGGTCGAGGATGTGTTCGACGAGGACGGCTACACCACGACCGTCCAGGTGACCGCATTGGAGAAGGGGGGCGGGCAAGCGAAGGAATGACGTGGCGGGGGCGAGGTTGCCCTCGCGCCGGGGTCTCGGTCGGCAAACTTTGTCCCCGGCCAGCATGAAACTGCTCAATGCCACCCCGCCGTCACATGAGCAGCACGCGGGGCATCGGCGATTCTGCAGGATCACACAAG